ACAGGATCTTGGACAAAAATATACACCGTGTACGCTGCGTACACGGTGCTAGGTATGCGTGACGGTGACGGTAGCTGCTACGCTAGAACCACGTTCGGAATAACTCGTACTTGCGCGATACGCGGTCAAGGTCCAGATCAATGCTGTTCGCTTCCTGAAAGAATATCAGCGCCGCGCGCACGTCCGCTATTTCCTCCGCTACGCGCTTGTATAGATCGCCCTTGCCGTCCGGGTGATCGCCGCTAGGGAATACCGCCAGCTTTCCCAATAGCTGCAACAATTCGCCTGTTTCCTCTGTCAGCTTTGACAGGCCGCGAACCGTTTCCTTTACCTCCGGCGCTTTGTAATCAGCCACGGTCACGCCTCCGCAGCTTTATGCGCAACGGCGTCGGGCCGTTGTCCGGTAGTATCCGCATCCCCGCCGATTGCAGCCAAACGAAACCCACCGGCAGTTTGTATAGCATGACGCCGTACAAATTGAAGAACTTGCGGCGACTGCGGCGCTGTTCCACGAACAAACGCGATGCTACCGGCGACATTTTCATCGCCGCCACCGCATAATGCACCGTAGTAATTGCCAGTCATTTCCGCAATCCAGCACGATGAAAACCACCAATCCCAACGCAATAACCTTGATCGCTTCCGCAATCATGTGAAGATATCCGCAACGTCATCGCCCTTCCGGGCGACCCTGGCGAGGTACTTTGAGCGGGCTTCCCCGGCCTCAAAGGCGGCTTTCAAGGCGTCGGCGGAGTAGAACCTTACCAATTCCGACGCGCCCCGGAGGGGGTTGTCAGGGCTTGCGAACCACTCCGTAAAACTTGGCGCGGCCTTCATTTGAGGGCCTCGCCCATATGTTCTAGCACGGTCCCGGCATACCGTTCAAGGTTTTCGCCTATCTCTTTCATGCAATTTCCGACGCGCGGGCTATCGGAATTTTTCGCTAAATCCTGGCATACAATGCCGATGATTTGCACGGCGCGAGCGGGGCCTTGCGCTTGTACAAGCGCGAGGGCGAGTGTCATGCTCATATCCGTTAGAGCATCTTCGTGCGGGCAAATGATTTCGATACGCTGGCGGTCTTTACTCATTTGATAGACTTTTTACCTCCGTAGGTTTTATTCCAAACGTCTTTTACGTCCACGGCTAACTGTGCAGGATCGCATGACAGGGAACGCGCGGTAATCTTGCAATAGTCGTTTAGCATTTTCATTGCCAAGTGACCATCTAGGCCGGTAATCCCTTGCATGTTTGCTTCGATAAGCACCGCGCCGCAAGTCATAATGACTTGATAATCGCGGTGGTTCTTATCCACTTACGTCATCCGAAAACCGATCCGATCCGGGGATACGCTGCAATTCCACCGTGGTTTCAGGCGCACCGAACGCGCGCACCATCGTATCGCGGGCGCATTGCAAGGCGGCTTCCTGCGCTTCGATATCGCGCAAGGCTTTGCGCAGTGACGTGGTTGAAACTGCCGGTGACGTTGACAGGGTGTTATCGTGCAAGTCGCGCTGCACCTTGCCTTTCACTTCGCGGATTTGCGTAAGCATCTTGTCAATAACGGCGATGTGCAGGTTTTCTTTCTTGGCGGTCAATTTAAGGCCCTCCGATGGTTGCGAGAAACAGTCCAAAGATAATACCGATGACGCCGCCGAATACCAGCCATATGGCACAAAGTATTTTGATATCGCGGTGCGTAATCATTACAGCCACCATCCCCATGCGTCATGCGCGACGGCAAGGAAAACGGATACTGCAAAACCGATCGCCAGTGCGTAGCGAAAGAGTTTGAAGCCGTCAAAGTGTATCACAATCACGATACGAATACCTTGCGGCTATAGCTACCCAGCTTCGCACCAATCTTGCGGTTCTCGCAATACAGTGTGGTGGGTAGCGTTTGCAGGTGCTTCATAAGCCTGTCTGCATCATCGCGCGTAAGGCAGGTTTGACCGCGCACCATGCCGGGGCCGTTGTCATCGCCTTCAACCCAGGACACAAGAAACCGGGGGCGTTTCTTTTCTTCCAGGGAATGATATTTCGTTTCCATTTATGCGGCTCCCGATGCGGCTAGTTTGTGAAAGTCCTGCACGGCGACAAGATTACTGCCGCGTACCATGGTGGCAATGCTTTCGATTTCCGCAGCGCCAGCATCGAAGCGGGCGCGGGCGTGAGAGCGGGGGTGCAGGTTCTTTGCCTTGTTGCGCATTTCCTTGGCGCGAGTGTCCAAGTAGGCAACAAATTCATCGGTGCTATCGAATGTATAGAGCATCATTTACTTGCCCTCCGCCATTTCGCGCCAGCTATTCACTTGCGAACGAAGGGACGCGATAACGCTGGTATCGCTTTCGTGCTTGTTTTCGGCGCGCTCAAGGGCCGCAGCCATCCAGCCGCTAAGATATATGTAGCAGCTTTCCTTATCGGCGGTCAAAAGCAGATCGCCGTTTTCCCGTAGGTCATAGAGGGGATAGGGTTTGTTCTGCAACATGGAGGGCAGAACGGTGTATCTGGCGGTGGCGTTAGAGGGCATAAGTGGCGCTCCGTTGGCGGTTTCGATATGAGAAACCTACAGCAACGGGAGGGGGTTGCAAGCCCTAAATTTGGATTGGTTAACGCAATCCTTACACGAAACCAAGGATTGCTGCGGCCACGCCAAGGCCCGCCGCCATCATGCGCCGTTCCTCTTTATGAAAGAGGATCACCAATAGCACCGCCAGAATGCAGATAAACAGCGCCTTGGTATGCTTGGTTTCCCAAGTGAAAACGTCAAAGGTCATTGCGGCCATGCCTCAATAGTTCGGTGGTGGCGCGCGGCGCAATCCGCATACGCTGGCAGAACCGTTTGCGTTACCCACGCCAGCCATACGTCATAGTCCGGTGACGCGGGATCGGTAAGTGCGGGGCAATCGGCGGCTAGATCACTTGCCGGTGCTGGCGGCTTTTGCGTTGGTTGCGGCGACGGCGGCAGAGAGGATGCGCACCCGGCCAGCGTCAGGCTTGCAATCAAGAGGCAAAGGTTTCGCAGTCGCATTTTTAAACTCCAATTCCAGGGCGGCGAATTGCTTTTTGATGTTCGCTAGATCGCCGTTATATCCAGCGTCCGCGTTCTGCATTTTGTTTATGAAGCCCTGCAATTGTGCGAGGGCGGCGGTGACGTTCGCGGCCTTCTGATTGGCCGCGTCCGCCTTCAAATTGGCGATGGTGATACCGTATCCTTTGGCGTCAATCCAATGCGTTGCGCCAACGGATAAAGCCGCCGCGAAAACCGCAGCGGCGACATATCCCCAAATCCCACCAAGCGCGCCAGTGAGTAAGCCTAGCAGCTTCGTCATGTGTCCGCCCTCACGATGGTATCCACTTTCGTATTGATCGCGTCCAAGGTTTCCTTGTGCGCGGCCTGTTCGCGTTTGATGCGGCGATTATCAAAGAATGTAATCACCTGCATTGCGACGGTGGCAAGCCCGCCGATTGCGCCGATACATGCGGCGATGCCGTTAAAATCGGGCCAATTCATCGCGCCACCGATGGGGGTTCGTGCCCCGGATCGAAGCCTTGCAAACGGCGGGCGCTTCCCACCATTTGAATGCTATCCTTGATAGGCGAAAGATAGTTGGACATATCCTCTTTCGCCACGAATTTGTCAGTCGCCCATAGCTTGATACCAAGCACCGAATTGCGGATGGACAACGCAATGAATACGTTGCAGCAAGTGCCAGCCGCCACCACTAGGGCGATAAGAACAGTGGCCCATTCGGCAGTCATTCCACCACCTGCAAACGCTTGCATGTGGAATGCGCTACAAGTGTTCGTGACGCGAGGCCGTTTCCGGTGGTGCAGATGCACCCGTCGCTGGCGTGGCCGGGATGGGCGATGCTGTCACCGTGAAGGAAAAATCCTGAACGCCCTTTGGTATCTGTGCCAGCTTCCGGCGTAAGTCGCATAACGCAAGGTCCAAGTTTAGGATCATCAATTGCAGGTCCGATATCATAAAAACCGATAGGCAAAGGCCCACGGCCAATATCGCCAGTGCAAGCGGGATTATCTTGTTCCGCTCCGTAGTTCCCCGAATAAGCTGCAAAGGTGTGCGTTCCATCGCTGAAACTCCGTTTCGTTATACTGAAAGTCCACATGGCATACTCACTAGCTTGTGACCGCATCCTTGACAGCACTGCCGACAATCTGCACGGCGGGGCCTTTCGACAGGGCAAAAATCCCTGCAATAATCAGGATCAATCCAAGTAGCGTTGTAGCAACGCGGGGAATATCAGTAATGAAAGACAAGCCGGATTTGATGCTTGCGGCAGTCCCGGCAAGGCCGCTTCCTGGCGTGTTCGGGTTTAAACCCACGGCGCTATCCGCAGCGCCCAAAACGGGCACATTCTTGTCAACCCAGCCGATGATACCGGACAGGGCATTCGTGATCGCGTTTCCGCCCGCTTGATCGGACGCCAAATTCGCAGTATCCGACGCGCCAGATACGGCGGTGGTATTTGCGCCTAAAGCGTGTAGCGCGTCCAAATTCAGGCCCCTTTGCGTTGCCGCGTCCAAATCCATTTCGGCGCGGGTAGCAGGTTCCGCCGTCGCGTAAATGGGATTTCCCGCCGCGTCATACCCTGAAAGATAGGTATTACCCACGGCGGGAAAATCCTTTTACTTAGACGTTCGTGGAAGTCGCCGGAACGATACCGAGGCGACCGAGGGCGGCAACGCGGGCAAGCGCGCTGCGAACGGTGGCGTGGGTTTCGTGGATCGCTTCGCCTTTCAGCGAATAATCCAGGGCGTATTTCCCCACGGGTTTCGGTTCCTCGAACACCGTGGCGGGCTTTGGCTTGCGGCTCTCCGCCAGCGCAACCGACAATTCATCGGTCTTGCCGGAGTTAATGTTTTCCACCGGAGCATCGCGCACCACAAGCGCGCTCTCCGTCAGAACGTGTTCACCCGTCACGGGATCACGCACAATGGCGGTTTCGCCGGTGGGGTTGTCAAGCGAGGGCTGCACAAACGCGCCCGCGCCATTCTCAAGATCACTCATAGTCTAAGCCTTTCCTAGTGGCGCAAGATGTACGCGCGTTGTGAACCAGTTTGCATGTGCAAGCTGTTCGGCAGTGAATGCGGGCTGCTGATACAAAGCTGGCGCATAGACCGCGTTCTGCGCTGCTTGTGCGATACCCGGAATGATGCCGTAATCGCTATACGGCAAATCGGCGCGAGGGCCGTTCGGGTCATTGTTGTTCGCCATTTAACCGGCTCCTGTTCCGAGTAGCGTTTGAAACTGCGCTACGTTGGGCGGCATGGATTGCGAACCCGCACCAATCGGGCCGCAAGTATCGCAACAGCCGCCGCCCGATGCAAGAGGCGCGATGCTGCTTTTGCCATACGGCAACAGCGGGTCCGGGTTGTACGGTGCGATATTGTAATTGTAGTTGTCTATGCCGGGCGGAGCGGTAGCAGCCACGCCGGGGAGGCTTGCGCCGTCCGCGTTCGTGGCTGCACTCGCTGGCTGCGAACCACCGAACAGATACAGCAAGACAAGGATAAAGCCCACGCCGCCAACGGCGCAAGCGATATACACGTCCCTATGTTCTTTCTCTGTCATCGCCCGATCCTAGAAAAGAGAGAAGATGCCGCCCAGCACGTCGCCAATAATGCCGCCCGCGCTGTTGCCGCTTTGATTGTTGGAGGCGTTTTTCGATACCGACGCCTGATTGTTGCTTTCGGTGATCGCCGTGTTGCTGGCAATCTGCGACAGCGCGACATTCTGTTGCGCGTTCGTGTTGGCGATATCGGCCTCTGTTTGGTATCCGGCAATCTGCACATTGCCCTGTTCGTTCGCCAGATATTCGTAAGTCTGCGAAGCGATGGACGCCTGATCGGTGGACGCCTGAATTTGTTTCTGGTTCGTATCCGCCGCGATATCCGCAAGCTGCACCTGTGCCTGAATACCGGCAAGGGAAACGTCCTCACTCGCCTGTGTATTCGCAAGGGCAACCTGCCCCTGTGTCTGTGTCTGATACTCTGCCACGTTCGCGCCGATTTGCGTTTCCGCAAGCTGCGCATTTGTCTGATTGTTGGCGACGGAGGCTTGCGCGGCGGTGGTATACTCTTGCGCGCTGGCGGCGATAGTCGCCTGATTTTCGGCAGACTGTGCAGCAATTTCCGCGCCCGCGTTCGGGTCAACCGTGCCCGCCGCCGTCGCGCTTGACGCGCCGCCGCTAGAACCGAACGCCACAACGGCGAACAGCACCACGCCGATTACCAGAACGATAATCAGCGGGTGCTTTTTCAGGCCCTCAAAACCTTTTTCCAGCGGATTGGACACTAGACAATTTCCCCCTGCAAATCCGGCTGCAAAGTCGGATTGTTGGCGAGACTGCCGTTCCAGATTTGACCGCTGGCGATACCGGCGATACCCGTGGGAACGACTTGCTGCGCCTGAAATACTGGCGGAGACATGGCGATAAGCTGTTGCTGCACAACCTCGCCCGGACCCTTCCATTCCTGCAACGGAAGCATCTGCTTGTCGAAAGCCATAGCTTCCGCGCCGATGAAATTCTGATTGCGGGAAGTGTCGGTATATGACGTAAGCGCGGACGTGAAAAAGTCTTTGACCATGGGGTGTACCCAGGCCCAAGCCTTTTCGTGGTTCGTGCGATTGTCCTGCCGATTTTTCAGAATGCGCGCCATGTATATGCGCCTCTCTTACTGATAGTAGCCGGGGCCGATTTGCGTATTGCCGCCGAACGAACCGGCCATGCCGGTAATCGGCGCTTCCGCAGCGGCAAGCGCGCCGCTGAAAGCCGAACCGGCACTGCCGATCACGCCGGAAGTGTTCGCGTTCTTTGAAACCAGCACCGCCAGAAACGCAACGCCCACGATTGCGAGGGCGATGGAAACAACGGCATTCGTCAGGTCATTCATGGCATTCCCTTTCTAAGATACGGGGCCGACAGCGGCCTTGATGATGTTGGCGAAAGCAGTGCCGCCGCTTGTAATCACGTTGGCAGTGTCGGCCTTTTTGGAAAAGATAACTGCCGCAGTGGCAACGCCCACCACGGCAATCAGGACGGCAATAATCGCGTCACCGAACTTTTCCATTACGCAAATCCCTGCGAAAGATTGGCGCTGATTGTGTCAGCATCCGAAAGTTTCTGCGATACCGGGGCGGCAGTGGACGGCGCTACCGCAGCACCGCCAGCCGTCGCGGGAATACCATTCGTGATGTACGATTGCAGCTTGTCGAAAACCCCCTTGCGGGAAATGACAATCACAAGCAGCAACAGTGTTAGCAGAGCAATGGATAGCGGTTTCAGTTTCGGGATATATCCGATACCGCCGATCACCGCGATTGCAGCAACCCATGACAGATACGAATTTGTCCCGGTGAAGTCGCCTTTAACCAGCGTCCACAAGTCGGAATATGTGCCGCGTATTCCCGCCACAAGCAGGACCGCGCCAATAAGTAGAAGTGCATACGGCATACATACTACCCGACAAAGACTTTGGAATACGCCGGTAGTTCTCCCTTTGCGACCACAAAGACCACAAAGCCCGCAAGCAGGTAAAAGAAAACCAACGACGTTTGCGACATTAGCCGATGACCGGAATAACGCCCGGATACGACTTCTGGAACCACACGCCCACCAGGGCGGCGATAACCAGGGTAACGATGAAAGCGATTGACCAGTGCATTGTATTTCCTTTCCTCACCGCGCCATTGCGGCTTTAAACGACTTCGCCCGCGATATGGCCCGCTTCGCGTAGAACGCGGGTCCACAAGAAAATCACCACCAGCACAAAGCCGGTAAACAGAACCCAGGAAGTCGCGGACGCGCTGGCGTTGAACGGCTGTTTCCACCACGCGACAAAGGCATTCCAATCCGCAGAAAACATAGGCTCTATTCCTTATCTGTTGCCCGTTCGGGGGATGCACCTAACCGCGAATAAATCCGCTGGGTTTGTGCATCCCCCTCACAGTTTCGACCGCCAGATCGAAGCGTTAGCCGTTGCCGCCACCGGCCAGCGAGGCCGCGCCCACCAGCGTATTGGTGATCGCAAACATTTCCCATCCCACCAGCGCCGCAGCGCCGGTATTCACGGTGCCCTTGGGATTGAGAATAAGCTGCTGATTGCCGAACTGAATGGTATTGATCGGCTTTTTGCGGGTGTCGAAGTAGTACATACCCAGCGGGAAGTCATCGCCAATCGCATCGCGGGCGAACACACCGGGGAACCACGAAGGGTACTTGAAAATGTTCGTGAAGTTCGCGGTCTGCAATTCCCAATAGGTGATATCGCTGCCCGCCGCATTGTAGACGCCGCCCGTCTGATTGTCATAGATGACAACCGTGGAAAGGAAGCTGCGGAAGTTCGCGTAGGGAATGGGATAATCGTTATTGGCGACCATACCGGAAACGGTGGTGTTGTTGAGCATATACAGCGTGGACAGGTCAATGACCGGCAAAAGCTGATTGCCCTTCGTATCGGTGGGAAGCTGATCGTAATACACCTGATGCACCGTGACGGTGTACGAAGTGATAACGCCAGTCGCGCCCGTGGCGTCCGCCTGATACACGGCGGACGTGGGATCGGCGGTGTGACCGACAAACGCCTGTGCGCTTGTCGCCATCGTCAGTTGCAGGTTCGCCGTGGCGTTGACCACGTTCGCCCACATTGCGCCGCGCAAGTCCACTTCGCTGTACGCCAGCGGAACCCAAAACAGCATGGCAATGGTGGTGCCCGCCGTGGTGAGAGTGGCGGGCGCGGTGGCGATATCGCTGGTGAATACTTCGCCGTAGCCCACCGGATAATCGGTATTGATAATGTCAACCGACATATACGGGCGCTGTGACTTGGCGGAATTGATCGCATTCAGATGCCAGCCGGTTGTCTGAATGCGGGTATTGTTGGACAGGTCATCAAAGCGAACCTGCTGAATGAGGTTCGCCGCGCCGAACTGTGTGCGCAGATAATTGTTCGTGCCAACGGTGCAGGTGGCGCGAACGTCCACATAGAAACCCAGGATCAAACCCGCGTAGCGCGGCGCGATATTCAGCACCGTCTGCGACGTGGGCGCGAAAGTCTGGCTGAAAATCTGCTGCTGCTTGCGGAGCGCAGACTGCACAATGGCCTGACGGTTCGCCAGATTGGCCGCTTTGATTTGCGCGGTGGTGGGCGCACCGGCCTGTCCGCTGCCCGACAATTCCGCATAGGCGGACGCCGGGGCGGCGGCGATAACAGCGGCGGCAACGCCGCCAAGCATGGCATTACGGAATGAATTTTTCATCGTGATTTCCTTTCGTGCCCGTGGGGCGTTTACTGCTGGGTGGGTTGGTCTAGGGGTATGGAATTGGGGCCTAGACCGAGCGCCCCATTCTGCGGAATATGCCACGGTGACAGCAGCAAATTCATAACGATAATCCCGATGGAAACCATCAGGAAAACGATAATCCAGTTGAGCGGATTTTTTGCGATAGCCCAATTCAGCATCGGATTATACCGCGCTGCCGGTGGTGACTTTCTTCGCGCCCATGACGGCGAGTTTGACCAGCAAAAAGCCGCCCAACGCCATCAAAAAGACAGTGGCCCAATTCGTCGGGGTCCACGCGATAATAACACCGTCCATCCGCCATACTCCATATTAGACAACCCGACGCCGGGAAGTCTGGTTAGGGGCCGGGGCCTCCCCGGCCTCCGGTTCTTGCGCTTGTTCTGGCGGAAACTTCGCGCGAAAAGTCCTTATGATTGCTGCACTATCTGGCGTTGGAGCAAACTCAAGGAGCAAATTGTCCTTGACGTTATACCAATAAGAGCAATAGGGCGGCAAGCGGTAATCTTTGGGGACCGGCACAAATTCTGCGACCTTTTTCCGGTCATCCTTGATTTGCAAATTGAACAGCATAACGAAGTTACATTCGCTGAAAACATACTTCGATATCCACGCGGGGCGCTGCGAAAGAACAATCAGATTTACATGCTTGCTACGCCCTTGCGTGAGGCAAGCAGTAAACCATTCATCGTTCTGTATGCTGTAACCCTCGTCCACAAAAATCGTGATGTTTTCCTTTTCCCAGCAACGGCGGAATAGCTGATTAAGCTGCTCGCCTTCGCTGGGTAGCGGGTTCACGATATACAATCCCTTGTCGCCGGGAGTGTCGTTTATGCCGATGGTTTGGACGCCTTTAATCTCGCTGATTTCGTCAATAAGACTATCGCCCTTGCTGTTGATAATAAGCGCGGGCTGCACGTCAAAGTTACGCGCCGAAAGCAGCCACATGCCGCCGACAGTTTTCCCCGATCCGTTGCGGCCAATGACGGCAACGTGATCCTCTGCACCAGGGAATTTTACAGCCACGCTATCACCTTATATATACACGCCCATGCGTATGCCTCGAACAGCCAAACCCAAACCAGGGGATGCGGTGGTGGGATACGCACGTTTAGCCTTGCGGCATTTCGATTTTGAACGGATCGAAAGCGGGCGCGGGTCCACTGCGCAACGGCGTGACATTCGCCGGGGGCGGTGGCGGCACATTCGCTTTCTGCGGCTGCACCGGAGGCGGCACGGGCGGGCGATTTTTCGCCTTGGCTTCCGCCTCCATTTTCTTGCGCAGATAAACCGACATAAGCATTGGCGGATACACCTGCGAAGCGACAATAAACAAGTCGCCGTATGCTTCCTGTTCGGGAGTTATTTTGACCTTGTGAAACGCCATCACCGCCGCAACGCTATCGGCAAGTTTTACGGCGTCATCCTTATCAAGATTAAACTCCGGGCACTTGGTAGCGGACGCGAGGCCCAAGTGAATACCGAACAGCATTTTTTCGATAAGACCCGCCTTAATCGGGCGCGTCTTTTCGGCCTTTTCTTTCGGTGCTGGCGGTGTACTTACACCACCCGCCGCTTGCCTTTTGGCGGCGCACTTGTCACAGGTGCATCCGTTGGGGTGCCGTCCACGCTGGCCGGGAGCGCGCCCGGTTCCACCACCGGAATTTCCGGTTCCTCCGTCACCACCGCCGCCACCACCGGGGGCGTTTGCAGCGATTGCGATAGCTGGGTCAATTCGTCCCGTAGGCTCTGCACCTGTGCCGGAAACCCCTGCGATATCTCCGTCAGGTTTGTGCGCAGGTCCGCTATTTCCTGGCGCAAAGATGTTATCGTTTCCTGTGTCCATTCGCGTTCGCCTTCTAAGCCTTCGGTGATGCGGGTTTCCACCGCTTCGATGCGCCCGGCGATTGCTTCCAGCGCGACGGTTTGATCCGTGGGCGCATTGCCTTCGTCGGGCGGGTTTTCGACAGTGATATTGACAGTCCCGGTATCAGCGGGAGCATCGGGGTTTTCATCTTCATTCATCCGGTATTCCCTTTCGGTTTTGGCTGCATCACCGCGCCGCAGTCATCGCAGTATTCCACACCCTCTTTCTGCCACGCCACCGCTTTGCGGGTGCGCTTGTCGGTGGGGTGTTTGCACGTCGCAGGATCGGCGCGCGTTGCACCGCCCGTGGTGAGATTGACGGGCGCAAGCGCGGGATCGGCAATCGTGCCGACTTCGCCAGCGAAGTATTGCGGGTACTGATCCTTGATGAAATTCTCCATGGCGTCATGGCGAACTTTCAGCGCCTCATGCTCGCGCCGCAAATCGTGTATCAGCAGATACAGGCGTTCATTTGAAATGCCGCCCTCACTCACGGCTGCACCTGTTCGGTGATCGCAGCCGGGGCCGGGGGCGCGGCTGGCGCTGCACTCTTTATATATGTGATACCCAGGTGGGCGAACAACGCCTCAAGATTTGTCTCGATAGCGTCAAGTTTGGCGTGGTGCTGAATGAGCGTATTATTCAGCGTTTCCACGTTGCGTTCAAAGGCCGCGATGCGCGTAGTAACCTCGCGCTTCACTTCCTCTATATCCACGCCCGACACATTAAGCACGGTGCGCAGTAGACTTTCCATTGCTGACATTTGGGATTTCCCTTGCTGGCGGTGAGCGGGAAGCGTAACACTAGGCCCGGCGAAAAAAAAGAGCGGACCCGGCGAAAGGTCCGCTCTTTTGAAAAACCACCGGGCAGGTGGGGCACTCAAGCAGTGCCCATATTAAGGAATGCGGGTACTATGGCAAGTGGTAAAGGCAAGAAAAAGTCGGGCAAAAAGAAAAAAGTCAAACGCCCCGACAGCAGTTATATCGAAGCTGCAAAAAATCTCTCACCGCTGGTTCCAAGGCTGCGCAAATACAAATCGCGCAAAAAGCTAACTCGCTATGAAAAATCTGCGATTACGCGGCGCGAGAAACAGCTAAAGAATATCCCATTCCTTGTACCCGTCACAAAGCAGCAAGCGAAAAAGCTAAAGGGAAAACTTTTCCTCCCTGGCATTCAAGCTATTCAATTGCGCAACGTGCCGGAAGGATCAAAAATCAAATTCAAGAAACGCGGCGATATTGAGATTATATCCGCTACGGGCGGACGTTGGATTTATTGGAGCCTTGACCGTGATACGGTGCGCAGCCGCCCAGGAATGCGCAACGCTGGCGAGGCCGCTTTTACGAAAAAATTGCCAATCGAAAAGGTGAGTGACCTAACGGAATTGGCGTTCAAAAAATACAAAATCCAGCAGGTGCATCTATGGGCACACGCTGGAATTGTTGGCGATGCTTTTCAGGATTTGCCGTCATTTATACGGTGGGTAAATGAAAAGTGGAATGCTGGCCGCTACATGGGATTGCAAGAGCGCGCTAGTGGTATATTCAGCAATCCAAGTGATCCGGGCAAGTGGGTAAACGGGATAGCCATACTACTAGAAAATCCCGAATTTGAGAAAAGGCGCAAGGCTCTCAATGCAAGTAAAAAGGCGAAGGATTAAACAATGGGCTGCGGAATTTTGCGCAGTCCAACGGCACGAATGCGACCGCTGCGGCACTTCAATTGTGCCCTTCACTTATTATCTGCGCAATGTATTCGCGCGGGGCAATAGGCTTGAAGTAGAGCGCGAACACACAACGCCGAATTGCCCGAATTATTACGTCGCCGCTGAATAGCGGATAGCGTAATGCCGCGTTCCCGCCAGATCGCTACATGCGATTGCGAAACCGATCCGTTCCTACATAACAGGATCGGAAAGCCTTTCGTTTGGGGTTTCTATGACGGCAAAACATTCAAGCACTTTTTCAGCACAAAGGAATTTGTCGAATACGTCAAAGACAAGCGCATTATAATATACGCACACAACGGCGGCAAATTCGATTTTATGTACCTGCTTTCCTATGTCGGGGAGTGCCGCGCGCAAATCATCGGCGGGCGAATTGTCTCCATGTTTTTGGGCGAGGCCGAATTAGTAGACAGCTACGCCGCCGTTCCACAATCGCTAGGCTCTATTAAAAAGGACGATATCGAATACTGGAAAATGGAGGCAGAACACCGGCAGGAACACATGCCGGAAATTATCAAATACCTACAGGGCGATTGCGTATATCTGCACGAATTAATGACCGCATATCGCGCGGCGGCTGGCACGAAAAAGACAATTGCCAGTAACGCCCTCGCCCATGCGAAAAAGCTGGGTATCAAACCCGGAACGACTAATCACCGCTTCGATGCAAATTACCGCCCCTTTTATTTTGGCGGCAGAACCGAATGCTTTAAACCCGGAACGCACGAAAAAATATCGGTGCTGGACATTAAATCCAGCTATCCGAATGCGATGATGCACGATCACCCCACGGGATCGGATATGTTTCGCCGCAGCGATTTTGGCGATTTAACCAGGGACGAAATAAACCGCAGCTTTATTATTCTGGAATGCTATTCGCACGGCGCGTTCCCATTCCGCAATGACAATAGCGAGGGCCTCTCATTTCCCAAGGCGTTTAATCGCTACAACGTCACCGGCTGGGAATACAATACCGCGATGGATTTGGGGCTGTTGCGCGATGTGAAAATCATCGAAGTGCGCTATAGCAAAGAGACAATCAATTTCCGCGATTACGTCACGCACTGGTACGAATATAAAAACCGCCACAATAAGAAAACCGATCCGATCAATTATACCATCGGCAAAATTATGATGAATAGCTTATATGGGAAAATGGCGCAAAACCCGGAAAAATATCACGATTACCGGATATGCGAACCGGGAACGCCGCTCCCCTGCAATACCCCGCACCCCGATAAAGACGGGAAATGCAAAATATGCCTTATGCCGGAAATGGATCACGGCTGGACTAAATACTGCGAATTTGAGGGAAAAGAATTTCAGCGGCGCGAAAGCCTTTGGAAATGGCGCTATAAACACGGCATAGATTGGGAGAGCAAACCGCTATATAAAAACGTGGCGACAGGCGCAAGCATCACCGGATTTGCGCGCGCCCACCTGCTACGCGCAATTCATCTGATCGGGGAGGAACACGTTATATATTGCGATACGGATAGCCTTGTGGTGGGGCAATTCGCGGATTGCTCTGTGCTTCCACAGTCGGATAAATTGGGCGATTGGGAATTGGAATTAGACCGCGTTCCGATAGGGCATTTTTGCGGGAAAAAGCTGTACGCGATTACGGTGGACGAAAGCCAAAAATGCGGCTGCGAAACCCGGAACGGCGGATGCAAGCGCCACAAAGTCACCACCAAGGGCGCGCGGTTAACCTATAAAGAGGTTGAAAAGATTGCATTAGGTGAGAGCGTTCTTTATGAACCCGCCGCCCCCTCTTTTTCGCTTGCAAGGGGCATCGTTTTCACGGATAGATTACTCCGCAAGACCGGCAATCCCGCCGCATCTTAGCAGACTAAAAAGGACCGTCAGAAATGGCAAAGAAAGAACGCACTCTGTCCCCCGCCGAACAGGAATTGTCCGCGCGCC